TCAATCATTGTCATCTCCTCAACGGATACGGCACGAGCGTTGTCACTCTCCCTTGATGCCACCGATTTATTCATCAGTTTGAAGGTCATTGGGAGCATTGCTTCAGTCAAGGTGTAGTATTTCAAACAAGGTGCAATGTAAGAGTCCAAAAGGGTTGTATTCAATTGAGTCAATGTTCCAGCGAATGCTTGAACTTGCAACTCATTGTAAATGCCCGAACCGATGACATCTCTCACATAAATCTCTTGTGCCTCTTTGATTGCTGACTTGAGCAATTTATCGTCAACATTCTCATTTAAAGGGGTGTTGTCCTTCAAGTAAGTAGTTGAAATGAAGTATACAAAGTTGGTCATCGTTTAATTCTCCTCAATAATTTTTGAACCCAAATGTGTCTGCATTGTGGTGTGGTGATTCCGGTTGTTGGGTTTGTGTACCACTCGCCTCTTCTCTTCCAAACATCATATCCCAATTCTGCTGACATCATATTGATGTCCTCACGAGAATATACACGACCGCTATTCACAACATCGGTGCAGAACTTACGAGATGTATCAATCAAAAGTCCTCCTGTGATGCCGGGAGCAAGTCCGTATTGATAGCGAACCACCAATTCAGTTTGAAGGTTTTTGATTTCTTCCAATCCTTTTGGGGTTGTCTGCAAACCATCCTCGTATGACTTAATCAATTCGGCTTTGGCAAGTTTCGCAATCGTATCAGCAACCACCTTTGCATCAAGTTTGGTGATGTTTACGATGTCACCTACCTGTAAACCTTTGTTCTCTTTCAGCACATTCAAGATGGCAGATTCAATTGCATCAGCAAACTCAAACTTTACCTCTTCAAAATCTTCGGCTTTCTCTCCGTATTTGTTGAAGACAATCAAGTCACGCTCGTCATCCCATCCAAAAGGGTTTTGTTTTGACAAGGCAACTGGAGAAGCAGATGGTAATGAATCACCTCCAGCGATAGGAGGAAGACCAGCCAATTGACGCTTCTCGTTTATGGTCATATTGCTCAACACATTGTTTGCAACCAAAGGACTCAAGGCGTTGATGGCATCGTTCAAGGATGATTGTTTCACTTCGCTAATCAATGGCAATCCAAGTTCCTTTCTTGCTTCTTCATTTGTAATTACACCAGCGGTGAACAAAGACTGATAATCCAATCCGATTGGTGGCTTGTTGATGGTTTCCAATCTTACCTGTGCGATAGGCTCAAGCAAGTACGAGAACACATCGTCTATCTTTTGTTGGCGTGGTTCAATGTATGCGTGATGGAACATCTCATATGCCTCTATCAATTCGGTTCTTCCACCCAATTGACCCTCTACACGCACCCCAAACAACATCGGAGAGTTGACCTTGTGGGCAACAAATATCTCTTGTTGTACGGTCTTATTTAACAAGTCAAATTGCTTGTCAAAATCCGAAGGCTGAAGGTTTGAGATGACTGATTCCTTCTCAGTAGGATCGTTGTATTGAATAATCAACCCACCAGCATTGTCCGTGCCTTGATAGTTTTCTTTGAATCGTCTTGCAGTTGCACGAGCTTCTTCAGGAATTGGGATGCCCTTGAACAACTGGATGTGAGTTTGAGCCGTGAATCCGTTCTTGATGCTATTCAAGTAGTAATTGGATATCTCCGTGTCAACCTCAATATATTTCAATGCTCCAACATAATCGGGCAAAGGATATTCACCTTGACCGGGACGATAGAACTGGCAGTAGTACAACTGCTTTGATTCTCTCGTGATTGGGTTGTATGGAACATAGTGAATCTTTTCCGCTTTGCTATCAGTCCAATCTGCACAATAGATGTAGTCACCTTCCAAACCTTTGCGGACATCCTTGAATGGGATGTGATAGTATTCCGCTGGAGCGGTCTTGGCTTTGTTCCAAATTACCTCTACACAAAAACCATTGAACAACTCCGCATCGTAGGCGATTTTCGCTTTCAATTCCTCATAGGTCTCATAAGCGTTTATGTTCTTGAGTTTGGCTTCGGCTTTGGCAATGTCAGTTGTGTTTTGACCGTATACCTCCGTCCCAATACCAGCAACATATGATGCTTTTGCAGAAACGATTGCATTGTGCTTGGGTGATTTATTGAATAACTCAATGAGAAAATCAGGATACTGATTGTCCGCCCCAAATGTCACGAACCCTTTCGCCTTGTTCTCTTTGAACACAGGCAGTTTGTTGTCGTGAAAGTTTATTCTTTGGAATATCATCACCTACAAATAGCAATCAATCCTTTTTGTTTGAGAACTTGTCAATGGATGTGAACCCAAGACAAGCAATCACGATGAATTCAACCGCAGTCACCAATTCAGGAGAAGGTGCGATATCAGTAGTTGACATAGAATTGTGAGCCATTGTCCCAAACAAAACAAAAGCACCGATGATGCCAACGAATCGCTTTGATGACATCTCTCCTTTGTCACCTGTGAAGATTTCTAAAAGTTTTTTCATATGTCGGAAGATAGCAAAAGAGTGTATGTGAAGGAGTTTCCGTGCAAGGATGCAGCCTTTTTTACGATAGCCATAAAGGAATCAAAGTCAGCGGATCGCTTAAACACTTGACAACCTTCGCTCCAGTTCTCCACATAGGTGGAATCTGCACCTGCTTTGTGGATGTTGATTCCGTAGATGCCCTCAGTAATGACCTTCTCATCGTATGTCATATCCTTGTTGGCATCTCGGTATACCTTGAGCGGTTTAACTTGTCGTAGTGCCTCATATTTGCCTTGATGCAAACCGATGGCGTGACTTCCTTTGTATTGTCCGGGGACTAAACGAGCAACACCTTGTGCGTTGTGGAACTCTTTCACTCCTTTCGTGCCGGGATCGGTTGTGGCTGCCCATTGTTTGAACACCCACTCACCATTCACCTTGTAGGAAACGGTTAAAAGGTCATCAAATACATTGGTCACTTTGTTGCCGATGGTTCGGATTCCGATTATATTGAGGTTGTAATCCCCATTTTCAAAAAAGGCAAATCCTTTTGCCTTCATTGCAATCTTGATTTTGTCTATCATCTGCCTTGTCCTTTATATGGTTTGGTACTCTTATGCTTGTTCTTGTGCTTTGTGTGTCTGCCCAACTTATTTTTGGGTTTGACACGGAAGGTCGTGGTGTTTAGTTTTGCTGCCATATGTATAACCTAAACCAATTAAAATCTTCTTTGCCACCTTCTTCAAGATAATTCAACCACGCATCGTAGATTAGACCTTTGAACTGTACTTCCTCAACCGCTGTATCAATTCCGCTTCCAATCATCTTCACCGCATACACTTCAATCTTCTCCTCCATCTTTTCCATTTTCGCCTCTGCAACTACAACTGCCTCCTTCAATTCTGCCTTCTCTGCGACCTTCTCTTCAACCAACTTTTCGCTGACCTCGTGTGCTGCCTTTGTGGCTTGACCAACGGCTTGTGTGTGGCTTTTTATGTTCTTTAGTAGTGCATCCATCTCGTTGATGGGTGGCGGTTCAACCGCCCAAGATTCGGTGAACAAATAACCAAACAAAAAGACAAATGAAAAAATCCAAAGTAGGCGTGTCATAGTTTCTTCATTGAATTGATGATGCGTAATTCGGTAATGGCTGCGGACAATGCAGAATCTGCGGTCTTGAGTAACTTGTAGGCTTGTTTCTGCTCGGCTCTTAATGCAATAATCTCTTTTTTGCACTCGTCAATTTGCGACTGATTGGACGCACGCAGGTCCATATACAAATAGCTAACAGCCAGAAGCATGCAAAAAGCAACGGCAGCAACTGGGTTTTTTTTGAATTGCTCAAAGCTTACAGGGATTGGTGAGGGGGTTTTTTTGGCGGTCATTAGTCAAAAGGATTCGGTTGGATTACTTCAAATGTGGTTGGTTGTCCGAGTACTGGCGTGAGTGATTCATCAAAAACAATATACCAAAATTGTGGTGTATTGTATTCTGCAAACTGATAGTCCACCCAATTTTGCGTGACATCATCGGGGGTAACTGGAATGCCGTAGTAAGCATCACACGCTTCACGGGCATTGACTGCGTCTTGTTCGGTTGTGTATTGGTAGCCGTTAATAGATGCCATAGTAGGTATTTATGCTAGATTCTATGTTTGATATTATAGATAATTTTGAATTATCATAAATTATAATTTCCGATATTCTGCCATTCAATCTAAAATCAATAAGGTTACCCATTACTCCAATCGTGAATGGTTGTGTACTATTTATAATATCCCTCGTTTCGGATATACTTCCTTGATTCGCACCATTAGCTCGTTGAATTAAATTAATTTTATTGTATAAGCCAGTTGATAAATATAGAGTATCGTTGGAACTTGTCAAACTTGTAAATACAGTGCTTTCACTAGGGCCTGCATAAGTTATATTGTTTCTCAATTTACTACTCACATAAAAATTGCCAAATGATTCAAAATAATTACCTCCGAAACCCTTACCAAATATACATTGAACACTACTAATTGTATCGCTTGAATTTACTGAAAAATAGGTATATTGTGATAAATTTAATATATTCCCACCATTTAAAAAATCATTAGTGCCATCAAAATCTAATGTAGGTTTTGTATTTTTTAAAATCACATTTCCACTACTAACAATTTGCGGTTGATTTGCTGCGGTTGTTTGCGTTGCATTATTTGCATTACCACTTTGGTCGTACCAAGTTGTTACAAAGCCATTTGTACCGCTACAAAATGAAGACAAAGAAGTCGTGTCAAGGTTTTCACCACTAAATCCAATATCGCTTTCCGTGTTATCGGATGACCTACGCACACGAATAGCACTACCTGTGTAATCTGATCGTAATTTCCTAACTGAATAAGCAGCAGCAGCGTTTGGGTAAGTATCCAACAACCCCACAAAGGATTGGATTTGTGAGCCAACTATTCCGTGAGTCGCTAAAATCATGATGCAATATCTCCAAATAAGTACCACTCATCAGTTGCAATCTTTATCAAAGTCGCACCGCTATACTGAGCATTCAATTTCAACTTTCCGCCATTGCTTCGCACTGTTACCCCACTTGTAGCAACAATTGTGGTTTGACCTGCTCCGTATTGTGCCAAAAGAATCTGCGTTCCTGTGCTGAATGCCACCGAACTATTCAATGGAATTGTCAAGTTGTTAGCACTTGCCACATTCATCTCAACCAATTTGTCCGCATCGGAAAGCACCAAAGTATAGGATGCAGTTTGGCGGTTGGTGGTGATGAGTTTGTTAGTCTTGCTATCTATCTGCGTTTGTGCGTTGCTTGTAAGTGAGTTGATGTATTGGAACTCGGTGCTTGTTACACTTCCGTCAGCGATTGCGGTGGCATCTATTCCACTTGCTGGAGCAACCGAGATATTCCCACTGCCCAAAAGAGATGTGCTATTTACGGTCTTGATATTTGTTCCGCTTACCAATGTTTCTTGAACTGCAACATTACCCGAACCCAACAACGAAGTTGAATTAACGGTCTTTATATTTGTTCCGCTTACAAGCGTGTCTTGCTTGCTTGTAGCCAATCCACTATACTGCGAGTTGGTTGCATTGTCACCTGTATTTGTTCCGCTTGTGTTTCCAACTACTACCAATTGAGCATCGGTAATGTATCTGCGGTTAGTTGAATCTGCAATATCTGCGGTGGTTGCATCTGCTCCAGCAGTTACCAAACCTTTTGCATCGTATGTGATTTTCGTTTTAGTTGCTCCGGTGATGGCGGTGTTTTCGTCAACCTTG